TTAACTGACTATATAGATAATATAACATTTGATTCATATAAAACTGAATTAAATACGCTTTTCTTTAATATATTTACGAAGTTGGGAATAGAAGCAGCTGTGTATCATTCTTTTTTTCAGAATTCTTATTTTGAAAAAATTGAAAAACCATTTTTAACTTATGAAATTAATCAATCAAAAAGTATGAGTGACTATACAACTTTTAAAGAAGAAATATCCAAGAAAGATAAAATAGAATTTAAATACAGAAGTAATAGAACTTATAAAATGATGATAAAACTGTATGATAAGGATCAAGTGCTTAATTTAGATACAATTTTAAGTAAAAATAAGATATTTAATCATATTGTAGAAGATTTAAACTTTGATTTCAAAGATATATCTGAAATAGAAATACAGAAGTTAGATTTTATAAGTGAAAGTGACACAATAATAAATAATAAGATAATGAATGAGAAAGTATATAGTTTAGAGTTTACAGTGGATACATTCTATAGTTATGAAACAGATTATATAGAAAAATCTAAAATAAAAGGAAAAATAGAAAACGGAGGTTAAAATGAGCAGAAATGCAATAGTAAATATAGCGGCTATTAATGCGGCACTTAGTTTGACAACTAGAGATTTTACAAGTGTTTTATTAGTAACTAAAGCAAAAAAAGTTTCAAATGGAAGCAATTTGCCTAAGGCAGTCACATCTACAAAAGAATTGATAGATTTAGGATTTCAAGAAACAGATAAGGAAGTTATTTTAGTAAGAGATTTTTTTGGTGCTTCAACAAAACCAGATTTTATTTGGGTATATGGAGATGATACAGCTTCTACAACGTACACTTCTATCTTGCAAGGGTTAGATAGTCGTTGGAAAGGAAAATGGTTCTACACAGTTGTTCCTGTCGCAGAGGAAAAAGATGTAAAAGAAGCTTTGGATTTTGGAAAAGGGACATCTATAGACTATGTTTTCTTATTTCAAGGTGCATCTAACTTTACAAAAGAAGTAAATCTTAAAATAGCAAAAGAAAATAAAGTGGATAATGGATTTTATATTGCAACAGATAAAAATGAAGGTCAAATTACAAATCTTCTTGCAACAATAAGAAACTTCTTTCCGGGTTCTGTTCCATTTGCGAGTATCAAATTAAATGGAATTACAGGATCAAACTATACTTTATCTGAAATATTGGAGCTAGTTGGAAGTCAGAGAGAATCTTCAACTGGAGTTAATATTGTAACAGAAGAAGAACAAATGGTTATACCTTATTATGGAAAGGCTATGGATGGAATAACGTGGTTTGATTATACATTAGCGAAAATAGCAATAGATGAGTATATGAGAATTGGAATAACAAAATACATAGTCGAAAGAAACACAAGAGGAGAAAAAATTTCGACAAAGGAAGCCGGAAGACAACAAGTAGCCTCAAATGGTACTTCGATTCTTAGAGAATTTGCTACAAGAGGAATAATTTATGATATCGATGACATTGTTGAAGAAGGAACAAATGCTTTTGAAGTGAAAGTTATAAATATGAGTAACCGAGAAGTTGAAATTAAATATAATTGTTGGTTTCAAGGTGCAATAATCAAATCAAAAGTACAAGTTATATTAAATTCAAAAAATGGAAATTAGGGAGGTAAAGAAATATGGCATATATGAGAGAGGGATTCATATTAGTAAGGGGTTCTGGAAGAGAACTTATAATAGATGAACTTGATGAAGATGCAGTTGAAATAGAAACAGCAGAGGATAAAACAAGCAGAAGAATGACAACAAGAGGTAAGAATATTTACTCCATTATAGCTGATGTTCCTTATGAACTTACTATTTCAATTCCACCAAGAGTAAAAGTAATGGAAAGAATTTTGGATTTTTTGAAATTTTTAAAAAATAACAAATATCCAACTTTGGAGATAGAAACACATGAAACAATAGATGGTCAAACAGTAATAACATATTATGAAGACGGAAATGTCTTATCCGAACTTGATTCAGAAGGTGCTTTTACAGAAGAAGCTCCAACAAATACTTTAAAACTTGCAGGAACAAGAAAAGAAAAGAAAATATCATAGAGGGGTAGAAAATAATGGAAAATAAGCAAAAGAAATTACAATTTAAAAGAATAGAACCTGGAGAAAAGCCTTTTTTAGGAGCTTTTTTAGGAGAAGAAAGACATTTTGGACTTCCAAATAAAGTCTTTAAAGTTTATTTAGAAGGTGAGGGAGATGATGGAGAAAAAGGATTTGTTTGTGTTCAGTTGATTAATCCTAAAGCAAGAAAATTAACAAGATTCTTAATAAATGCAGGGAATTTCACAGGAGCATTAGACAGTGGAGATTTTTCAGGAATGGAAGATGATTCTTTGGATAAATTTATAACTTTGACACAGGAATTGTTCCAAATTTCAGATACTGTTGTGGATAAATTGACATTCATGAGCATAATGAATTTAATCATTTTTGCGACAAATATTGCAATAAATCCCAGCAGTGAATCTTAAAAGTAATGGGCAAATAAATTATAGGTTACAGTATGAAAAAATGGATGCAAGATTAAAAAATGCACATATAATTGCACATGAATTTAATCTTAATCCTTATGATATAGATGAAAACTGGGGTGATAAGCAAATGGCTGATACTTTAAGTTTTTTGAATGAACTTCATAGAAAAAAGTAGGAGGTGGGAATAAATGGCAGAAGCAAATGAAACACTGGTTTCTTTAAAAATAGAAGCTGACATGGCGAGTTTAAAAAAAGCATTACAGAGTATAAATACAATGATAAAATCAGCATTGAAAGCTCAGATAGACTTGACTTTTAATGTACGTGGAGAAAAGCAGATAGAAGCAATGAAACAGAGAATTTCTAAAGAAATAAAGATACCGGTTTCGTTTCAAAATAATGCTAAATCAGCTCCCACTCCTACTCCAAAAACTCCTATTACTCAGCCAGTTGCTGAAGGTGGATTACAAGGGTTTATAGGGCAAATGTCGGATATTCAAGGACAATTATCATCAGTCGTAGGTGGCGCAGTACTTATTGGATTTACTAAAGGTATTGCTAATGGTATTGCAGAAACAGGAATGCAATTTGAAAATTTAAAAACTACACTTTCAAATGCTCTTGGTGGGGCAGCTGAAGGAGCAGCTGCAATGCAGATGATAAGAGAAACTGCCAATGAAGTTAAACTTTCAATTGATGAAGTAGGAAATGGTTTTAACAAACTTATAAATAGAGGTCTCAAACCAACAAAAGAGGAATTTATACAACTTACTGATGTAGCTAAATCACAAGGTAAAGAAGTTGATCAGTACGTTGAAGCTGTTCTAGATGCAATGACTGGAGAAAATGAGAGATTAAAAGAATTTGGAGTAAAAGCTAAAGATGCGGGAGATAAAGTAATATTCACATTTAAAGGGGTATCAACAGAAGTTAAAAAGAACGAGCAGGATATTTATAATTATCTTGTTGCACTTGGTAAAGTTCCAGGAGTTGTTGGAATGTCAGCAAAAGCGGCTGACACTTTTTCTGGGAAACTAGCTGCTATACAATCAAAAATAGATGGAATTAAAATAGCAATTTTTGAAAGAATAGGAGAAGCTTTAAAGCCTGTTTTAGATGTTGTTGCTAATGTTCTAGAAGGTTTTCAGAAATGGGCAGAAAAAAATCCAGAATTAGCTTCAGGATTAACTCTTATAATAATGGCAATAACTGGATTGACAGGAGCTTTTTTAGTTTTGATGCCGATCATTGCAGGTATTATGGCATTGGGTGCGCCTTTATTATCAACAATAGGAGCTATTTCTTTAGCAATTGGAGTTTTAGTCTTTGTACTTTGGGATTTATGGAATGGATTAATGACAGGAGAAAGCTATATTTTTGCTATAATTGATGGATTTTTTGAATGGATAGGTGTTGGAATTACTGTACAAGAAATAATAAATGCCATCAGTGAAGGATTTCAAATAATGGCAGCTTTTGTTGTAGATTATGTAGTTCCAGTTATATTAGGAGCATGGCAATTTTTGGTAGATACTATAATGCTCTTGTGGGACACTTTTACAGATTTTATTTCTTCAATAATTGATATTATAGTTGGACTTTTTACGAATAATATTCCAAAAGCAGCACAAGGATTTGAAAATTTAAAAAATACAGTTCTTAATATATTTGATAGTATAGTTGCAGCTGCAGCTTCTGCAGTTTCTAAAATTTTGAGTATGTTTGCAGATGCTGTTAATAAAATAGGAGACATGGTTTCTAAGATTCCTTTTATTGGAGAAGGATTAGGTGGAGCAGTAAAAGCTGGTGGGAATTTTATTCAAGGTTTATCTGATAAAGCAGCAGGAGTAGCAAGTAGTAAGAAAAGCTTAGTTAATTCTAGAAAACAGAAAATGGACGCAACTTCGGGTAAAAATAGTGGAAAAAAGAGATTCAAATTTCCTGGTGGAAGCAAAAACAAAGGGAATAAGACTGATCCATATGGAAAAATGAAAGGTGGATCAGGTGGTGGAAGCTCAGGTGGTGGAAAAGGTAAAAAAGGAGGAAAAGGTGGAGGTGGTGGAAAAGGTAAAGGAAAGGGAAAAGGAAAAGGCAACAAAGGAGGCGGAGGTTCTGGAAGTTCAAAAAACAAAGAGAATATTGAGGAACAGAAAGCAATAGTTTCCGCAATAGAAGGGTTGCAGGAAGTTCTGAAAAAAACAGGATATTCAATTGTAAACGAAATAAAAAGGGCGGACTTGTTTGAAGCAAAAAGAAAAGCTTTACTTGATTCACAAAGAAAAGAAGGTGCAGCAGAATTATTTAAACATATAAAGGAAAAATTTTTAGGTGGGAATACTAAAGAAGTAAATAATAAAGTTGAGATAGTTTTAAATGGTTCAAAAACAAGTCATGGAATTAATGAAAATACAAGGCTTAAAGATATATTTAAAATACATTATTCAAGGTCAGGAGGATAGAAAATGAGTTTATGGGATTTAGATAAAATAGATGGTTTTTTTGGAGTGATACCATTTCATAGTTTATCAAATGAGATTAATTTTCAAAAAGATATAACTTCAAGAAAGACTTATCTAGGATATGAAGATAATGATCACAGATATTTTAAAGCTAAAGAATTGACCTTGGATATTGTTTTTTTTGGAAAAATGGCAAGATTGAAAATGGGGGCATTGGAAAAGTACTGGAAAGAAGATGATAAACAAGTTCTAATTTTGTTAAAAAGAAATCATGTGTATAAAAACATGGTTATTAGGGACATTTCAAGGACTGAAGAGTATATAAAAGATGGAAATAATGTCATTGAAGCAAGTATAACTTTTCAAGAAATGCGTTATGGAATTCCTGGTGGGAATTTATATGAAGATGTCAAAAATGTTACTTCTTCTGATAACATGTTTACTCAAATAGTCGGAGTTGCAAAAGATAAGCTTAAAAACTTTGTAAATCTTTACACTAGAGCTATAAAGTAGGTGGAAAAATGAAAATACAGTATAAGGAAAAAGAAGTTAAAGAGTTAATAATAAATAACAACTTTGTAGAAATTGCTTTTGATATTGATAATTTAGAAAATAAAACTTCTAAAATAGAATTGATTGCATTTGAAAGAAAAATAAAATTTGAACTAATTTATATAAATAAGAAATACAGTTATTTACATGATGAAATAGATCCTATAATTTTGCAGATTATAAATGTAGATAACGTATTGCTATCTACTTTGAAAATAGAACCTTATCAAGACTTGTTATATATTCCAAAACAGATAACTAATGATTATGATGATCTTATTTTATTGATAGTACCTAAAAACAAAGAAGGATTAAAAAGTGATTTTAATATTAAAACTTTAAAAAACTTCACTTTTTTACTATTCAAGAGGTAACAAGAATGAAAGATAAATTTAGATATATAGAAATAAGATTAATGTTAGCCGACAATGTTCTTATATATGATAATGATAACTTTAACATGGATTTCAGGCTTGAAGTAGACAGGACAAGTCAATCTAATGTCCTGGAATTAAATTTATATAATATCAAAGCAAGAGAAAAAGGGCAACTTAGTTTAGAATATGAATTTTTGAAAGCAAAACCAAGAATAGAACTTTATGCAGGATATAGGGAGAAAAAAGAAATTAAAATAAAAGATTTAATTTTTTCAGGTCAACTTGCAACAGTAAAAAATGAATTTTCTGAACTGGATATAAAATATAGTTTAGTGTGCTTTCAGGAAAAAGATATATTTGTGATGCAGACTCTTAATATAAGTTATCCAAAAGGAAATAAACCAAGTTTTATAATAAAAGATCTGATTGATAAATTTGGAAGTAAAGATGAGATTAAACTTGGAATAGGGAAAATAGAACTATTTAAGGATTTGCCTTATCAATCAAATTTTTCAAAATCGAATACTAGTTTACAAAAAATATTTGAAGATATAGCAAAAGATACAATGAGTATATTCTATATAGAAAATGGACTTCTTTATTTTTTGCCGAAACATTCTTTCATAAAAGAAAAAACAGAATTAACACAGATGGATTTATTGAATCTGACTGTGGATGATGATGGATATAGTGTTAAATTAGGTTTTAGGAATTTTAAGATAAATACTCAATTATTTATAGAAGGACTGGAAAAAGATTATGTAATAGATAAAATAACACATAATTGTGATGGAGAAGATGGAGAATTTACAACAGAATTGAAAATACTCGATATGGATATATTTGGACAGAATATGTTAAAGGAACTGGAAGAAATTAAGAAAAAATCTGAAGAGAAGATAAAAAAAGCTGAAGATAAGGAAGAAAAACAACAAGAAAAATCTAAAAAGGAGAAGAAATAATGGCATTCAGCGAACTTGAAAAACATAATAAAATGCTTATTCAAGATGGAATCAATGATATACATACAACATGGATAGGTAAAATTTATGATGTTGATAACGAAAAAAGAAAAGCAAGTGTGAAATTTTTGCAGAAGGCAATAAGAAGTTTGAAAGATGATGTTATACAGACAACTCCTGAAGATTTAACAGATGTTCCTTTATTACCAGTTTTTAGCAGTGACAGCTTTGAAATATATGTTCCTTATTCTAATGAGGACAAGGTTTTTATAAATATATTTGAAAGACCATATATTGAGGCTTTTCAATCTAATGAAATTTCAGAGCAACAGAGTTTTGGAAGAACAGAAATGGGATTTGCGGTTGTCATAAGGGCAATACCTTCGGATATTATTTCTGGAAAGCAAAAAAACAACGATAAAATAGTTATCAATAATAAAAAGAATGGAACAAATGTTATTTTAGGAAATAGTATAGAAATAACCGGAGATACAATAATAACTGGAAACTTGAAGATAACAGGCGATGTTACTATAAAAGGTAAACTGAAAGTTTCTGAAATAGATACTGAAAGTGGAATAAAAAAAGGTGGAGTAGATTATATACATCCATAGAGGTGAGAAATGATAGCTTTTGAAATGAGAAATGGAGATTTATATTTTAAAGATAATGATCTTATAGTGATAAATGAAAAAGAAAAAGCAAAACAGGATATAGTTGAACTTATAAAGCATATAAAAGGGACTTATGATTTAAGAACTGAAATAGGAATTCCTTGGCTTGATTATATAGGTCAGTTAAAGTCACAGGAACGAGAAGATTTGATGATTACATATATGTATGAAAAAGTTTCTTCTTATAAAGGAGTAGATTTAAGCAGCATAATTATTGAAAAGTCAAAATCAGAAAACAGAGAAGGCTTTTTCAGAATAAAATTTGATTATCTTGGTGAAGAAACAAAAATTGAAATAGATAGGAGGGAGATGAATGGCTGATTTTAAAATAGAAAACAACGGAATTGTTTTCCCTTTATTTTTAGATATAAAAAAAGCAATGGAACAGGAAGGAAAAATACAGTTTGGAGATGATTTTGAAATAAATCCTGAAACATCGCTTGGACAATTTTTGGAAGTATTTATATATATGCTTGAAAATCAAAGTAAACAGTTACAGTTGCTTTATTCTCAAATGTGGTTACACAATAAAAATGGTGCAATTTTATCAGCATTTGGAAGTAACTTTGGGATAGAAAGAATAAAAGGAAAATATGCTTATGGAAACTTAAACATAGAAGGAGTACCAGGTCATATAGTTACAAAAGGATTTCAAGTAAGATCTAAAAAAGGATTATTATATCAGACAGTATCAAATGTATTAATAAACAACGTTGGAAAAGCGGTTGTACAAATAAAAGCATTAGATTTTGGAGAAGAATACAATGCTTCTGAAAATGAAATTACTGAAAAAGCAACTGGAGATGAAAATGTAAGCAAAGTATATAATTCAGAAATAATCAGTGGTGGGACATTTTTAGAAAGTGATGAAGAACTAAGAAAAAGAATTTTAAATTTATCATTATCAAAAGGAGGTTCTGACATAAATGGAATAAAATCAAATTTACTTAGACTATCTCAAGTTGAAGATTGTGATGTTCTTGAAAACTCTACAGATGAAAGAAATGAAACTTTAAAATTAGATCCTGGCCATGTGAGAATCATAATAAAAGGTCTTATTGATGAAGAAGTAGCATATACAGTTCTTAATACTATTTCAATAGGTATTGTGACTGATGGGGATGTTGAAATGAGAGTAATAACTGATTCAAATCAAGAACGAATAATTAAATTTAAAAAAGCAACTAAAGTTGAATACGCAGTAAGAGTTAGAAATATAAAAAATATTTCTGAACATAAAAAAACAACAAAAGAAGAAATTATAGGAAATATCATCAAGGAAGCAGACAGATTTAGACTAGGTCAATATGTAAATTATGAAAAAATTCAAGCTGCAGTTTATAAAATAGCTGATCAGTTAGAAGCGGATGTAGAAATAAAGAAAATAAATGGAAACTGGTCAAAAACAGATTTAACTATACAGCATGATGAGTATAGTTTTTTGAGCATTAATAATATTGAGGTGGAATTATAATGGAAGCAAATGATTTTTTAAAGTTATGTGGGAATATAGTCGACAGAAAAGGTCAGAATAACATAAAAATTTTCAATATAATTTCTAAAGGATTTGAATTGTATGATAAACATTTTGAAAAAGTATTGTTTTCTGATGTCATTGATAAATTACTTGAAAAAGAACTTGATCTATTTGGTTCACAATTCAAAATTTATAGAAGTGGAAGAACAGATGAAGAGTACAGAAAATTTTTAAAATTATCATTTTTACTAAGATTAGGAAGAGTTGATTTTAATTTTATTGTTAATGCTATATCGATCTTTTTTAATATTGAAAAACATAGAATACAGATTTTTGATTATAATTCTGATAAAAATATTAAAGCACGGCACATAAAATTAAGAATACTGAAAAAAGTTAATATACAAGAAATTATGTTGTTTTTAAAATCAATAAAAGCAGCAGGAATAGTTATAGATTGTTGGGAAATGATAGTTAGTGTTCCAGAATACGAATATAATTCATTAGAATATGATAGTTTATATTTTCCGAGTGATAGAACTCAATATTTATTAAATTGTAACAATAATCTTAATATTTATAATCCTGCTGAAAGAGTGGAATTTGAATATAATAAACATCAATATGATATAAATGAATTAGAAAGTTTAAACGATGACTAGGAGGAAATATGGCTAAAATAAGAAAGTTTATAAAAGGCATATATCAATATGCAAATCTTTTTAAAATAAGTAATCCAACTGAATCTGTTGGAGATAACGAAGTTAAGCAAATTGTACCTTATCGTGGAGTAATACAAAATCAAGGTGACTTTATAACAGCAGAAGATCATAACGAAATACAAAAGAATGGAGTGCTTTTTGTAAAAGCAGAATATTCAGAAAATTTTGGAACAGGTGTAGACGCTTATGTTATCAAGAATTATTACAATGAGCAAAATTTGTTTGATGGACTAAAATTGAAATTTCAAATTCCAAAAACGAATTTATACGCTGCACCTGTTTTGATTATCGAAGGATTACAATATAATTTAAAAATTATAAATAATAATATTGTAGAAAATGCAAGAAAAGGAGAATTGAATAAAAATGAAATAATTTCTGTAATTTATTTTGATGGAAATTTTATCTTAGAAAATTCAAGAGCTGGAGAAGAATCATATGGAATAACAAGATATGGAATAACAACAGATACAGCACTTGAAGGAAAAAGACTGGCGGAAATAATAGGTCTTGAATTTGGAGGAAATATTCAGGATACAGGAATGAAATCTGTCGGGAAATTCTATTTCGATACTGTAAATAAATACTATTACGAGTGTATAGTAAATAACAATTTGACTTATAATGACGTAACGAAGTTTAGGGCAATTTCTAACAAGCCGATTTCCGACAAATTGGAAAATTTATTCAAAGTGGAAACTAAAAGAATTAACATTACAAACGGTTTTGTTAAATTTACAAAAACTGGAAATATTGTCAGTTGCTTTTTGCATTTAGCAAATGCAACTCAACCTTTCACATTTAACAATGATACTCAATTAATTAATTATCCTGCTGAATTCATTCCAAATTCAGAATATTTCCACACAGAACATGTGATGATGGCACAAGAACGGAACAACATAAATGGTACTGTTAGATTGATACCTCGCGAATCAGGAATTAAAATTTGGGGAGCTCAAGGAAAACAGTATTATGAGATAAAAGGAACTTTTACTTATTGTGTTTAAATATTTGCTTGTTGATCATTTTTGCTACTGACTAAAAAACAAACATGACACATATGTGTCTACCGTCTATGACAGATGTATTTTTAGCAATCGAATATTGCAGAAACCCAGTATTTGAAACTCCTAAATTTACAAGTATTTCACTTGTGGCATATTGAGCAGCACCTCTTAAATCAATTAATCTAGAGCCTCCAGTGAAAACTGAATAAAATAATCTGTAAGGCTTAGTCGGTACTTTAATTGTTGTCTCAAAAACTTTGCCTGTTGGGACATTGTTCTTTAAATCTATCCAATGAGTTTCAAATAAATTTTCCAATTTATAAAAATTTGGAAACAAAAAATAAATAATAAAAAATATTAGGAGGTAAATCATGATAATTTACATTTATGATAAAAACACATTAGAGCTAATAGCTCAACCAATGACTTTAGGAGTTGAAAAATTTAAAGAAAATCCTAACTTGTTTTTCCCAGATTGGAATTCGGAAACAATGACTTTTTCAACATCATTCCTTACAAATCCCGTTTTAGATACGGAAACAGGTGAACTAAGAGAAATGAATGAGTATGAGCAAATTGTTAATGGAAAACTCTTTTTAGCAGATGGAGAGTATTTAGACGAAAAAACTAAATCTGTCAAGAGAGTTACAAAGCCAAACGACTGGAGTATCTGGGATAGAGAAAACAAAAAATGGAAAGTGGATAACACTTTAATGAATGAAAGAAAAAAAGAACTTAAAGACAAACTTTTACAAGACTTGGCAGAAGCAAAGTCTAATTACTTGAATCAGACAATAGAGATAGAAAAAGCTGGTAAAAAGTATATATTTGAGAACAATGAGAAAAACAGAAATAGATTGTCTCTAAAAATATCTCTGATGTGGGTGCTGGATCAGGACAAAATAGAAAAAATAAAGGCACAAAATGAAAAAGGTTTAGTTGAATTTATTGAGTTAAACAAAGCAGAATTAAAAATTTTAGCTGAAAAAATACAAAACATAATTGAAATTGCTGATATGGCAGAACAAACAGCAGTAACTGGTCTTGAAAGATACAGCATTGAACAGTTGCTTGACTTAGATGTAAATGATTTTTTTAAGAATTAGAAAGAGGTGATGTAAATGGAAAGATTTGAAAGAATATTTGACTATCTGCTGAAAGTTGAGGGCGGATATTCAGATGAAAAAAACGATAAAGGTGGGAAAACTAAGTATGGAATTATTGAAGAAGAAGCAAGAGACTTTGGATATAAAGGAAACATGCAAGATTTAACAATAGATTTTGCAAAGAATATCTATCTTAAAAAATATTACTTAGGAAACAAACTGGATAAAGTTGTAAATGATAAAGTGGCACTATCTATATGCGACTGGACTGTAAATAGTCGCAGAAATGGAACAAAAAACGCACAGATTGCCATAAATCAATTAACAAATGCAAATCTCGATGTAGACGGAATAATTGGAAATAAAACACTAGAAGCAATAAATTCAGTAGATCCTGAAAAATTTTTGCAAGTTTATCATAATTTACAACGTATTTATTACAGGGCTAAAGTTGAATCAGACAAGACACAGGAAGATTTCTTGAGAGGCTGGCTCAACAGAGTTCAAAGAAAGGAGGAATATCTGAAAGATTGGGAAACAGAAAATACAGCAACAGAGAATAAAAAATATTCTTTCACTCAATCAAGTCTGGACAAAATGAAAAAGGTCCACCCAAAACTAGTTGAAGTAATGAAAGCTGCAATTGAAAATAGCCCATTTGATTTTAGAATTACAGATGGAGCTAGAACAGCAGAAGAACAATTTGCTTTGTATCAGCTTGGAAGAACCAAACCAGGTCAGAAAGTGACAAACTGTGATGGCTACAAGGCAAAATCTAACCATCAAATCAAAGCTGATGGATTTGGCTATGCTGTGGATATATTTCCTTGCGGAGTTATTGAAAACGGAGAATATAGAAAATTTACTTCTGAAGAAGGGTATGATGATAAGAAATTAAAAATTATATCTGAGCATATCTTAAAGATAGCAAAAGAAAAAGAAGTAAATATCGAGTGGGGCGGAAACTGGAAAATGCATGATACACCTCATTTTGAAATAAAATAAGACTTAAAATTTTAAAAAATTAAGTCTAAGAAAATTTATAGGCTCAAAAAATGGAAAAATTGAGTCTATAAAAAAATGGCTTGTATATTTTGAATATAAGAGCTTCAAATTTAATTTAGGTATAAAAAGGTTATCTGACAAGTTTAAATGCAAATTTGAGCCTGTCAGGTGGTTTAAAATAAAAATAATATAAAGTAAAAGAGAGGATGATTTAAGATGACAGAAACAATGGTAAAAATGTATGTTATCAACAAAATAGGAGAACTGGCAAAAACAGCTATTTACAGAAGTGAAATAGTAAATACAGGGAAAGCAGGATTTGAAAAATTTGAGGCTGTTGCAAATGGATTTTGGGATAAGGCAGAGGAATACATTATAAAAGAAAAGGAAATAGACAGAAAATGGATTCCTGACACGATAGAACAGCTTGGAGAAGAAGCTATACACAAGGCTATTAAAGTATTAAGAACTGAACTGGACGCGAGAAAACTTGTACAGGATATATTCAACATTGAAAAGATTGCTAATCCTGGTATTTTATAGCAGCTAAGGAGGAATACAATTGAATCCGCTAATGATAAAGGATGTAATGGAGTTTGGAGTTACTGTAGTAATTTGTTCAATATTTTTAAGACAACAGCAAAAAATGTTTGATTATCTTGAAAAAATGATTTCAACTATGGCTAAGCTGGAAAAATATTTGAATAATGATAAGTTAAGAGGTAAAGGGCTAGAAATAGCCCTTGTTCTCAAAATTCAGGGCTTGAGGTGGTCTATTCAAAAGAGGATTATTAAATATATTAAGAATAATCACATTAAAGAGAACTGGGTTGTTATAAATAAAGAAATTGACACATTTTTCGATGTAAAATTAATAGATTTTGAAAATGAAATGCACGATATAATTGACGACATATCATTTAAAATAATCTATGATATATTGAAAAAAGAATTTATTGAGACAAAAAACATTCTCACAAATATACTTTCTGATTTGAAAGAAGAGGGAGCGACGGAAAAAGAACTATATGAGCGAGCTATACGGACAGTGGAGGCTCACATGCAAACTATAGAAAACGAGTTAGTTGCAAAGATAAAAGAATTAATAAATTAAATGGCTTGACTTTTTAGAAAAACAAGGTATAATATATCAAAGACCATTTTTTAATAGTAGCATCATGTAATGTGAATTATAAAATTTTTTTCTAAAGTAGATGACCAGTAAAATGGTCATCTTTTCTATTGAAAAACAAAAGATAATATGCTATAAATCTATTTAGACAAAATCTTTTTCATGATTACCACACAATAGTCAGCTAATTTTTAGTTGACTTTAAAAAAAAATATATATAAATATGCTGCTTTTTTCACAAAGTTGTGGTATAATATAATAAGGAGGTATTTATATGGTGTTTAAGAAAGGCGAGTTATTTTCAGGTCCAGGGGGATTGTCATATGGTGCTATATCGGCTAGTATAAGCACAGAAACAGGAGAAAAATATTCAATAGAGCATATTTGGGCAAACGATAATGATGAAGATTCATGTAAAACTTTCAGAAAAAATATTTGTCCTGAAAATCCTGAATCTGTTATAAATAAAAATGTAGATGAGATTGATATAAAAAAATTAAAGAAAATAGATTGTTTTGTGTTTGGTTTTCCTTGTAATGATTATAGTGATGTAGGAAAAAAGAAAGGTATAAAAGGGGATTATGGGAAATTATATAAATATGGGATAAAAGTTCTGGATGAACATAATCCTAAATGGTTTTTAGCTGAGAATGTTACAGGATTAAAATCTACAAATAATGGTGATGATTTTAATAAAATATTAAATGAATTGGAAAATGCAGGAAAGTATGGATATGAATTGACGGCTCATTTGTATAAATTTGAGGAATATGGAGTTCCACAATTCAGAAACAGGATTATTATAGTTGGGATAAGAAAAGACTTAAAGTTAAAATTTAAAGTTCCAGCTCCTACTACCAAAGATAAACATATTACTTCAAAAGAGGCCATTTCAGATATTCCGAACTGGGTAAGTAATAATGAATTACCAACTCATAAAAAAGGAGTGATAGAAAAATTAAAACATATCCCTGAAGGTAAAAATATATGGTGTGATGAAGTGCCAGAAGAATTAAAAATAAAGACGAAAGTACAATTAAGTCAAATATACAGAAGGCTTGATTCAAAAAGACCTTCGTATACAATTACTGCAAGTGGCGGAGGTGGTACACATGGATATCATTGGAAAGAAAATAGAGCATTAACTAATAGGGAAAGAGCAAGAATTCAAACTTTTCCAGATGAATTTGAATTCTTTGGAAAAAAGGAATCTGTGAGAAAACAGATAGGTATGGCGGTTCCGCCAAAGGGAGCTAAAGTTATATTTGAGGCTATTTTAAAAACTTTTGCCGGCATTCCTTATAAAAACGTTCCAGAAAAATATAATATATAAAAAATAGCCAACTTAGTAGAATTATAGTTTTTTGTATTTAAGTTGGCTATTTTTTTATATAATTTCTAATTGTATAGTGTCATATGATATTACTGAAACTTTAACTTTAACTTTATTCTCAGTACTCACTTTTTCATAGTCAAACCATTCTTTTATTAATTTAAGATTTCCTGATCCGTGAAGATTTTTCGCATAAATATAATTTTTACTTTCTTTTCCAGAATTTCCACTTGTTTTTAGGATTATATCTTCGTTGTTTTTAAAACCACCAATAAATTTTCCATGAAATAAATTTATACCGAATTCATCTTTGCCGAGATGTCTACTATTATAAAGTTTTAATCTTTTTGCCTCTGATATAGGAATTTTAATATATCCTTCTCCGTGCTCTCGCTCTCTTCCATTTCTTTTGATACCCCAATCTAAATGGATATCTATAATATTTACTTCAAAAGAACCTATTTCTGCCATATATCCTCCTTTTCTATAATTCTACTGAATTAATTATACCTTATGTTTTTAAATAGAACAATTTAAATATATTAATAATCTGTAAGTTTCTATACAAATTTTTATATTTTTATATTAAAAGTATTGACTTTTAATATAAAATATGGTAATATATAAACGTAAGGGGGGGGGATAGACAAAGACAAGGGTCAGAAAGGAGAAAAAATGGAAGGCATGACAGATTTACAATTTAAAGCGTTTCTGAAATCAATACTTGAAATTCTTGAATCAAGTAAAGATTTAGAAGAAGCTAAGAGCAAAATAAAAGCTCTACTGAATGAAATTCAATAGAGCTTAACACAAAAACATAAAGAGAGCTGCTACCTTGCCAGTAGCTCTCCTTGTAAAAATAATAGCAGAAAAATTAAAAAAAGGCAAGAGGGAGGAGAGATGGAAAAAGAAGTAAAATCCAGAGGAGTTAAAAAAG